GGTGCAGCGTCAGCTACTGGTAACTACGGTGCAGCGTCAGCTACTGGTAACTACGGTGCAGCGTCAGCGACTGGTGAACAAGGTGCAGCGTCAGCGACTGGTGAACACTCTGTTGCATGTGGTCTTGGTTGGAATAACAAAGCTATGGCATGTGAGTCGGGCGCAATCGTTCTAACTTATCGAAATATGGAAGATGAAATCATTCATATTCGCGCTTCAAAAGTCGGGGAAAACGGCATTAAGGCTAATGTTTGGTATCAGCTTAACGAAGATGGTGAATTTGTTGAGGCGGAGGATTGATCATGAACATAAAAGCAAATGTAGTCAATGAACCAAAGCATGTGGTTCTGCCTTATTCAAATGAACATAAGTTGTTTATTGCTAAGCGAATCAAGCAGCAAGGCAACAAGCGTTTCACAAACTTCAAATCAGTCGTTATCCAATCAATCTGTGTTCTTGCAGTGTTAGCACTCTGCATTTCAATCCTTGGCATCACGCTACACATTGCGAGCTACTACCAGGCGAAGAAAGACATTGAGACGCAAGCGCTTATTCAGCAATTAGAAAATGGCGAAGTTGTGGAAATGACTGCTCGTGTTGGGGGTCAGCATGAGTGATGCAGATGAAGCAATTGAACGCTTTGAAAAGTGGTTCAAAGAAAGTGGAAAAGGCGTTTGTCAAAAACCCGTTTATGAATCAGCGTCTAAATCAAACGTAAATACAAAACTTATTTTACCAAGTTGGTACATCGCTAATCCGATCTACCCTGCTGGCCGTTATCAAGGGGATTGAGATGAATAACTACAAAATTAAAGTGAATGGAGCGACAACAAAAGAAGCTCAAATATTACTTGAGAAACTTGGTTACACCACTGGCACAGGTTTTGGATTAAATCATGCTGTTTGGTTGTTTGCTGAGTCAAATGGCACAGTTAACTATTCAAGCACTGAAGATTTTATTTCAGATATTGATTATCAAGAACTCACCCTCCCTCAGCTTCGAGACCTTGTTGTCTTGCATCGTAATGATGTGAATGATGCGAATTTCAAACTATTTATTTCTCCTAGTCAGGGGTGTTTGAGTCTTTATAAAGCATCTGATGATGTGTTCTATGCTTATGCCGAGAAGTCGAAATGCTGGGATAAAAGCAGATCAGTGGGTATTAAAAATAAAGATTTAGAGCCAATACAAGCTTCTAAAGAAGACGAACAAGGCTTGATCAGTGGGGCTTATGCGTTACGAGCATTGGCTGATGGAAAAGAGGTTGAGTTAAGAGACAAGGAAAATAACTGGGTAAGAGCTAATAATCATCACCTTGTTGGGTTGTTTCTTGGTAATGCTTTTGATTTCCGTCTCAAACCACGCACCATCACATTAAATGTAGGAATTCCTGCGCCTTTTGAGCCGAAGGTGGGTGATGTGGTTTGGTGCTTGAGTGAGCTATCTGAAAAAGGTTATGAGGCAAGAACTGCATATGATGCAGAAGATTTTATTCCTCATATAGCTTATTGGAGAACAGAAGAAGAAATCAAGCAAGTTGTAGTGGCTTTGCGTGGAGGGATTAAGGGATGACTTCTAAAGACTACTTTATCCATATCTCAATTAAACACCCTGCTCTATTGGAAGGTGCTGTTGAGTACGCATACCAATTTGATCAAATCAATCGTGAAGAATATCGCTACTGGATGGAAAAAGTGAATGCGATTGAAGCACAAAAAACAGAACAGCTTTTAAAGAAAGCAGCCTAATGAGAACAAATCTGCGCAATTTAACCAAAAAGTAAGGAAATTGTGCAGATATTTGCTCGGAGAATAGAGATGAATGCTCAAGTTAATGAATTACAAGTTATAGATCAAAATGAAATCGCATTGGCATTTAACAATGATCAAGGCATCCAAGCGATTATTGACAATATCAAAGCGCAAGTTAATGAAAAATTTGAAGGTGTGGTTTGGGATTTTTCTAAGAAAAAAGACCGAGACACCGTTGCTTCATTGGCTTATAAAGTTGGTCGCTCAAAAACTGCTATTGATGCAGAAGGTAAAAAACTTAAAGAACAATATACAGTTTTTACCAAAAAAATTGATGCTGAACGAAAACTAGCGCGTGAACAATTGGAAGCTGAGCAAGCACGTATTCGAAAACCACTTGATGAGTGGGAAGCAGCTCGAGAAGCTCACATCCAGGCTATTAAAGATCGTATCAGCGCATTTGATTCTGGTCGTGTTGATGCTTTCTCAAGCAGTGATTTAATCAAGCAAGTTATTAGCGAAGTCGAAGCTATTGCAATTGATGAAAGCTTTGAAGATTTTGCAAATGAAGCTGCAATCAAAAAAGATGCTGCTCTCACCTCTTTTAAAAAATCACTTGAAGAAGCACTGAAACGTGAAGCTGAACAAGCTGAATTAGAGCGTCTACGCAAAGAACAATTAGAGCGTGAACAGCGTGAACGTGATGAGCGTATTGCTAAAGAAGCTGCTGATAAAGCACGTCTTGAAGCGGAAGCAAAGGCACTAGCAGAACAGCGTCGAGTTGAGCGTGAAAAGCAGGAAGCTGCTGAACGTGAAGCACGCTTAATTGCTGAAAAAAAAGAAGCTGAATTACGAGCACAACAAGCTGCTGTTATGGAGCGTCAACGTATTGAACGTGAACAAGCAGCCAAAGAAGAAGCTGAACGTAAAGCAGAAGAAGCGCGTTTGTCTAATGTTGAACATATGCGCTCTATCAATCAAGCAGCATCAAAAGCTTTGATCGATCTATGTGTTGGTCTAGAAGAATATCAAATCAAGGCGGTCATCACAGCTATTGCTCGCAACCAAATTCCACACGTTTCAATCAAATACTGAGGGATAGATTATGAATGCATTAGCAAAAATTGAAACTCAATTAGGCTTAACAATCAGAGATTACAATATTGATGAGGCTATGTGGTCTGCCCTTACCTCATCAATCTTTCCTGGTGCAAAGCCTGAATCAATCGTTATGGCTGTTGAGTATGCGAAGGCTCGTGGTTTAGACATCATGAAAAAACCATGTCATATAGTGCCTATGCACGTAAAAGACTCTAAAACTGGGAATTCGGAATGGCGTGACATTATCATGCCATCTATTACTGAACATAGAATTACTGCCACTCGTACAAATCAATATGCAGGTCAAGATGAACCAGTGTTTGGACCAATGGTAACTTTGAATTTTGGCGGTACTCAACACACTGTTCCTGAGTTTTGCAAGGTTACTGTTTATAAAATTTTAAACGGTGAAAAAGTTGCTTTTTCTCATACGGAATATTTCGAAGAAGCATGTGCCACTGTAAAGGGTGGTGGTTTAAATGCTATGTGGACCAAGAGAAAGCGCGGGCAGTTGGCAAAATGTGCTGAAGCTGGTGCTTTACGTAAAGCTTTCCCTGAAGAATTGGGGGGTGAGTACACAGTTGAAGAAATGCAAGGGAAAACACTTGATGTAACTGGTACTGTTTCTGAAATTGACAATACCTCATCAGTTAATTCTCCAAATGGTTATCAAGAATTTGAAGATCAGCACTTAAACAATATGCGAGCTTTAGCAATGGAAGGTTCAGAAGCTTTGCAGGCTGGTTATATTGATTTACCTAAGGGCGAATGCAAAAAACACTTTTGGTCAGTTCATAGCGTTTCTTTGAAAGAAGCTGCTCAACATGCTGACCAACAACAAGGAGAAGTTTATGAACATTCTCCAGCGTAGTGAAGATTGGCATGCGGATCGCTGTGGCAAAGTCACAGCAAGCCGAGTTAAAGATTTAAATGCAAAGCCAAGTAAAGGAAAAGCTTTAAATGCATTGGGTTTAACAATTCTAGCTGAGCGCCTAACTGGCGTTCAGAAAGAAACACCAACGAATTTTAATATGCAATGGGGAATTGATAACGAACCTCATGCAATCGCAGCATACGAAAATGAGACAGGTTTTTTTGTTAATGGCACAGGTTTAATTGACCACCCTTTTATTGAAATGTTTGGGGCTTCGCCTGATGGCTTAGTCGGTGAAAATGGGCAAATAGAAGTTAAATGTCCTGACACTACAACTCATTTAAATACGCTGCTCACTAAAGAAGTTCCTGAAGAACACATCCCTCAGATTACTTCGCAACTGGCTTGTACTCGTCGTGAATGGTGTGACTTCGTGAGCTATGACCCACGTTTAGAACCTGAATTACAGATCATCATTATTCGTGTTTTTGCTAAAGACCTGAATATTGAGGGTTTAGAGCGTGATGTTCGAGCTTTTAATAGAGCTATTGAAGAAGCAAAGGCTTCATTGAAGGTCGCAGCATGATCGAACTCAAACTTGGATTTCTCATTTTGACTTTTTAGGCGCGATGGTGGGTGTGACATGGTGAAGAATATTCCAGATATGTTGACATTTCCATTCACGGTATGGATGTCAGAAAACGGGTTTTACCCTTCTACTAAAAAAGGCTTTCTTGTCATGAAACGTGGCAATGAAGTAGCAAAAATTTCGATGGTTGAAACAGAGCAAGGCTTTGCAATGAATGATGTTTGTCAAAAGAAGTTCTTATCATTTTGCAGAGCTTATTTAAACAGAGACAAAAATTATCTTGATCAGTTGCGTATGCGAGGCATGGCAAAAATGAATCAACTTAGTTATCAGATGGTGGCGTAAATGACTAAAGATATTGAGTTAGAACTATCAGCACATAACTTGGATTGCACTATTGATGCTTTAAAAGCTGAATTCTCTGAAATTATTAAAGAAAATGAAGTGGAAAGACTCATTGAACTATCAATGAAATTGGGTGAGTTATATGCTCAGCTAGACTTTAATAAAAAGCTTGAAGGCTGCGTGGTGGTGCCAGATACTCACATGCTTATCGAGAAGAAAGATATTGAAAATTGGTATCTTGATGAATCTGAGTACATGTGGTTTGAGGCTGACGGAATAGATGGCTATCTTGAAGATATAGATATTGGCGAGGTTATTGAAGTTCAGCGCAAAGAGTATGTAGTTACCAATAACAACCCTGTATTTGCTGCAAAACCATGGGACGATAATGGCAATTGTGCTGATACATGGGAATTCTTTGAGTCTAAAGATGAGGCTGAAAAAGCGGCAGCACATTGTAAAGCGATGGTAGAAGCAGCAAGGGGCGGAAATGAGTAAACGCGAAGTTACAGAATTCGACTTACGCTGTCCTGAATTTCAAAATAGAGATTTAAAGCCAGAGCATTTCGAATTTAGACAAGATGGCAAAATCGTTCGAAAAGATCGCTGGGAACGTGGCATCTATAAAATACATGGTCACTTATGCGGTTTATTTGATTTCAGTTCCAGAAAGGATTTTGAGATTGATGACATTGTTAAAGCCATTGAACAGTTAACAGATGCAGCGAAAGAAGCAAAAGCGGATACGGAGGGGTGAGATGCAAATTGATCGTAGAGTTCGGGCAAAAGAGTTTATGCAACTGCTCTCAATTAAGAAAGATGCATTTTACTCACGAGTAAAAAATGGTGAAATTAAACAGCCTGTCCGAATCAACAAAAAAGATGTTTTTTGGCATGAATCTTATGTGAAGCAGAAAGTTGAAGAACATAAGATTGAATCTGGAACACTAGCCTGCTCATAGCAGGCTTTATTATTTTTAGATTTTAGTTGCTTTTCTGAAAACGGGTAACACAACGGGTATTTTAAACAACATCATAATTATAATATTTAAAAATCAATTATTTACAATCAAGATATGCATTTGCAATTAAAATATTCACTAAAATCCTATCTCTTCAAATATTACTGCTGAGTTTTTTCAATTGAATTATTCATTGAATTATATATATTTATTACTTCTTAGTATTAGAAATTTAAGTAGCTATGAGACATTTATCTAATTTTATTCGAGTTTTTGGGGTGAGTTTCGCACTTCTTGCTGCGCCAACGGTTTTTGCTGACGAGGCAGTTTCAGCAGCTGAAGCGGATGCATTGATTAAAGATGATATCGCGAATGCACAAGTACTGATCGAAATGTGTCCAAGCATTATTGGTAAAAATGCAAACTTTGATCAAAATATTAAGAAAATTGTTGATTCTTATTTAAGTAACTACTCAAATAAGTCCACGACTTTAGACAGCTTGCAAAAAGATAGCGAGTTCCAAAATCTACTAACGGATGCGCGTCAAGCAGCAAAAGAAGTCGGCCAAGCTGAGCAAAAATCAGTTTGTGAAGATGTATTGAATTACGAAGAGTAATCCTCTAAAAGCATCAATGTGGTTTTAAAATACTGTAGTTTAAAACCACATCCCTAATCTACTCACAAAATGAGTGGAGTCCGCCTTAAACAATTACTACCAAGCATCAGGTTCACGGACCATGTGAACAATATTGGCGGGGCTACTAATCCAACCTCCTCGAAAACCTTCAGCTAAAGGTTCAATCGCATCACAACGCACTACCCCAGCGTCTCTCAAATATTCAGCAGCTTCAGAAAAATTGTCCGTAAACAACTCAAGCCAAAGCTCAGCCTGACTCATTCCCGATGCAACATCAATCCATAAATTGACAGGGCCAAATTCAAAACCTATTGCTGTGCCTTTTTCTGTAATTTGTTTAAGACCAATCACATCGCGATAAAATATGACTGTTGCTTCAAATTGATGTCGCGGGAGTTTCAGAGCGATATCACAACCACCTGTAAATGTTGTCTTCAT